GAAGGCGGTGCGTTCTGCGGAAAATCGTGGCTACGGGTCTGGGGAGGCTCGGTTGGGCCCTTCGACCTCGTGGCTAAAGCGGCCCGCCGTTGTCTAATATCGCTATATGCGTGAGTGCCGGCGGTGCGGGACCGACCTGGGTCCGCGGCCAGGTGGCCGTCCCGGGCCGGACCCCTCGTACTGCCCGGACTGCCGCGTGCAGGTGCGCCGCGAGCAGCGGGACGCCACCCGCAAGCCGCACGAGCTACTGGACCTGGCGCCGCGGCCGTGCACCGTGTGCGGGGCAGCGTTCAAGCCGACGCGCCGCGCGCAGAAGTACTGCTCACGGAAGTGCCGGCTGCACGGCATCTACGAGGCCCGCAAGGCCGATGGCCGCATCCAGCTCGCCGGTCCGGCGGTGGAGCGGCACCTGACCTGCGTGCGCTGCGGCAGCGGGTTCGCGCAGACCGGGCCGGGCCGTCCGCGCCGCTACTGCTCGAAGACCTGCAAGACCGCCATCTGAAGCTGGAGCCCCGCCGTGCACCTCTTCCGCAAGTTCCGCCTGCTCGTGCCGGCCGTCGCCGCGGCCCTGCTCGTCGCACCACTGCTCGCGACCTCAGCGCAGGCTGCTGGCGCGTCGGTCAGCGACACGGCCTTCACCTACACCGGGTCGTGGACCGTGGACAGCCCGTCCGAGCACTACTCGGGCACGGCCGGCAGCACGGCGTCGATCAACTTCACCGCCGCCTCCGGCGGTAGCACCGTCAACTTCCAGGGCGACTCGAACGGGTCCAACAACCTGGTGTCCGTCGCGATCGACGGCGGCACCGCGGTGACCGTCAACGAGAACGGCTCCGCCGGCTACGGGCACGTCATGTGGACGTCGCCCCTGCTGGCCGCCGGGGGTCACACCATGGTGATCACGGTGAAGACCGCCTACGGCTCGGTGGAGGGTGCGGCCCTGTCCAACGGCACGTTCGGTGGCGCCGGCTACGCACCGCCGCCTGCGAGCGGCTCGGCCGGCCCGACCGCGGCGTTCACCGCATCCACCCTGACGGTGGCCTTCGACGCCTCGAAGTCGGCCGCGGCGAGTGGCCTGACCGTCTCCTCCTACATCTGGAAGTTCGGTGACGGGCACACCGCCTCCGGCGCGACCGTCACCCACACCTACGCGCAGGCCGGCACCTACACGGTGACCCTGGCCGTCGGTGACAGCGCGAACCACGCGACCGTCACCCAGGAGACGGTCACCGTCGCCGACCCGTCGACCAGCACGGCCGGGGCACCAGCACCCACCCCGACGCCGACGCCGACGCCGACTCCGACGCCGACCCCCGGCGGCACCGTCACCAAGGTTCTCGTGGTGATGGAGGAGAATCACACCTTCAGCCAGATGCAGTCCGGCATGCCGTACCTGTGGGGCCTGTCCCAGAAGTACGGCTACGCCTCGAACTACATCGCGAACGATCACCCGTCGCTGCCGAACTACCTGGACATCACGGCAGGCTCCAACGCGGGCTACCTGGACGACAACTCCCCGAGCTCGGACCCGGTGAGCGGTCCGTCGGTGCTCGGGCAGGCCCTCGCCGCCGGCCACTCGGCGCACCTGTACGCGCAGTCGATGCCCAGCGCCTGCTACAGCTCCGACTCCGGCAACTACGTGGTGCACCACAACCCGTGGGCCTACTACACCGGTGAGCGGTCGCAGTGCGCCGCGAATGAGACCAGCGACTCGACGTTCACCGCCGACGCGGCGGCGAACAAGCTGGCCAACGTGTCGTTCCTGGTCCCGGACATGCAGAGCGACGGGCATGACGGCACCCTCGCGCAGGCCGACAGCTACCTGCAGAACATGCTGCCGTCGGCCCTGAACAGCACCGACTTCACGTCGGGCAGCCTGGCCGTGGTCGTCCTCGCCGACGAGGACGACACCAGCGGCAACAACCAGGTGCTCGCCTCCGTCCTGCAGGCCGGTCTCAGCGGCAAGGTGGTCAGCACCGCGCTGGACCACTTCAGCCTGTCGCGGATGCTCTCCCAGGTGTCGGGTAGCACCCCGTTGAACGGTGCGGCGACGGCCACCGACATGGCGTCCGCGTTCGGTTTCACCGTCGGGCCGGCCTCGGCGCCGGCCCCGGCCGGGGACACCACGCAGGCCGCTGTGGTCAACAACTGGGGCACGCCGATCGCCGCCGACGAGTTCAACGGGACCGCGGTGGACACCAGCAAGTGGGGTCTGTACAGCGGCGCGGGGAACAGCGGCAACGGCACGCGCACCCCGACCGCGATCAGCGAGGCCGGCGGCTACCTGACGATCGCCGGGGACGCCAACGACAACACCGGCGGCATGTCCTGGGCCGGCACCCCGGGCACCAAGTACGGCCGCTACGAGCTGCGCATGCGGGCCTTCGCGGTCGGCGCCAGCAACGGCGGCACCCAGTACCACCCGGTGCTGATCCAGTGGCCCGACTCCGACCAGTGGCCGTCCGGCGGCGAGTACGACTTCGCCGAGACCGACATCGGGGCCCCCGGCATGGACGCCTACCTGCACCACCCCGACGGTTCGCAGGACTACTACACGAAGACCGTCGACATCACTCAGTGGCACAACTACGCGTTCGAGTGGTCGGCCACCGGCCTGACCGGGTGGATCGACGGCCAGCAGTTCTTCCACGACACCGACCCGGCCGCGCAGGCCCCCGGCCCCATGCACCAGACCATCCAGTTGGACAGCAACAACCCGGGCACCCAGCAGCCCGCGCAGATGCAGGTCGACTGGTACCGCTCCTACACGGCGCCTTGATGCAGCGCTGCCACTGCCCCGCCGCCGAAGACGTCCACCACCACGCGTTCGGTGGCTGCTTCCTGTGCCCCGGCTACGCGACCTGTGACCGCTGCCGCCGGGTCGACGAGCGGCTGTGGCGCGAGGAGTTGGACGGCACGAAGCGGACCGCGCCTACCGAACAGGCGCGGGCCGGCCGGGACTACATCCGGCGCAGGTACGGCAACCAGACGGCGCGGGTCCTCTACGGCCGCGACGACGACATGGAGGACTGAGCAATGGCATACACACAGGTCGCCCCGGTGACCCCCACCGTCGCTGGCGCGGTCGCCACCTGGGCCGCGCCGGCCGGCGTCGGTGCCGGCAACGGCGACGCCATCCCCGACGGCGCGTTCCTGCTGGTCAACAACGCCAGCGCCTCGCCGATCACGCTGACCCTCAACGTGGCCATCAACTACGAGGGTCTCACGATCACCTCCCCGACGGTGACCGTGCCGGCCACCACGATCATGGCGATCGGCCCGTTCAACCAGGACCCGTTCGGGCAGCTGTCGGGCGCCGACAAGGGCTACGTGCACGTCGACTACTCGTCGATCACCACCGTCACCCGCATGGTCCTGAAGGACCACTGACCGCGGTGCTGTCGATGGCCGAGGTGGCCGCGGAGGTCGCGCGCGTCACCTACAAGCCGGGCTGGTCCTTCCACGTCTACATGGACGACTGGGAGGGCCCGCACATCCTGATCGTGGCCCCCACCCCGAACGCCTACTGCCCGACGGAGACCATCGACCTGGGGATCCGCTCGGCGATGCCGCCGTTCTTCAGCGCGGACGCCGTGCACGTCTGGCTGATGTGGCGGCTGGACCGCATCGAGACCCACGAGCTGCGCGAGTTCTACCGCGTGGACGACGTGGCCATCGCCGACCCCCACCGCAACTGAGGAGAGTGTCATGCCGGTTCTGTTCCTGATCCTGCTGCTCCTGGGTGCCGTCTGCTTCCTGGTGGCGGCGTTCGGTGCCACCCCGCACCCGCGGCTGAACGTCCTGGCGCTGGGGCTGTTCTTCTGGATCCTGGTGCCGCTCATCCAGGTGTTCCAGGGACTGGCGCACTGACCGATGGCTGGCATGGGTCCCCCGCCGAAGCACCCGAGCGCGCGGCGGCGCACCAACCGCACCACCACCGCGGCGACCCTGCAGCGGGACCCCACCCTGCGGGCCCCGAAGATGCCGCCGCACCCCGGCGCGGAGGACGGCGAGGATTGGCACCCGCTGGCCGTGGCCGCCTGGAAAGAGGCGTGGCGGTCGCCGATGGCCCCCGAGTTCGTGGAGGCCGACCGGCACGGCATGTACGTGTACCTGATGCTGGTCGACGACTTCTGGACGGCCCGCACCGCGCGGCAGCGCGCGGAGCTCGCCGCGGAGATCCGGCTGTCCGGGCAGCGGTTCGGGTTCTCCCCGATCGACCGCCGCCGGCTGCAGTGGGAGGTCGAGAAGACGGAGGAGGCGCAGCAGCGGGGTGCGCGCCGCCGCCAGTCGGAGGAGCCGAAGCCGGCCCCCGCGCCGACCAGCGGGGATCCCCGCACCGTGCTCCGCTCCATCAGCTAGGGGGACCGCCGTGCAGCGCATCGCGATGATCACCGACACGGAGAGCCGGGTGGCCGCGGAGCTGCTGGCCGACGGCGCCGCCAACCGGGAGATCGCCGACCGGCTGGGCGTCTCCGAGGACACCGTCAAGTCCCACATCAAGCGGCTCCTGGCGGCCGCCGACTGCCACACCCGGACCGAGTTCGTGGTGCGCGTGCTGCGCGGCCAGGTCCGGCTACGCGTGAGGACATGGGGGGCTGACGGTGAGCGTCCTGTGCGTGCCGAAGCTGGAGCCGCTGGGGCAGGAGTGGCCTAGCCTCGGCGGTCAGGTTTGCGACTTCCTGGAGGAGCGGTCCGTGTTCGGGCCCGGCTCCTTGAAGGGCGAGAGGTACCGCCTGGACCCGGAGAAGCGGGCCGCGATCTACCGGGCCTACGAGATCTACCCGCGGGGTCACCGGTTCGCCGGCCGCCGCCGGTTCAAGCGGGTGGGCCTGTCCTGGCGGAAGGGCACCGCGAAGACGGAGTGGGCCGCGGAGATCGCCTACGCGGAGCTCCACCCGGAGGGCCCGGTCCGCTGCGACGGCTGGGATGCCAACGGCAACCCGGTGGGCCGGCCGGTGCGGGACCCGTTCATCCCGATGGTCGCCTACACCGAGGACCAGGCCGAGGAGCTCGCCTACGGCGCGCTGTACTACATCGTCACCGAGGGCCCCGACGCGGACATATTCGACGCGGGCCTGGAACGCGTCATCCGGCTCGATGAGCGCGGCCGGGCCGACGGCAAGGCGCAGGCCATGGCCTCCTCGCCGAACGCGAACGACGGCGCGCGAACGACTTTCCAGCACTTCGATGAGACGCACCGCATGGAACTGCCGCGGCTGGTCGCCTCCCACACCACGATGCTGGGGAACCTGCCGAAGCGGCCCCTGGAGGACCCGTGGTCGTTGGAGACCACCACCGCCGGCCGGCCCGGCGCGGGCTCCGTCGCGGAGGGCACCCACAAGGAAGCCCAGATGATCGAGCGCGGGGAGATCGACGACCCCGAGCTGTTCTACTTCCACCGCGAGGCTTCCGCCACCCACGACCTGTCCACGCTGGAGGGTCGCATCGAGGCGGTCGCGGAGGCCACCGGCCCGATCGGCGAATACGGACCCGGCCAGTTCCGTGAGATCGCGAGGCAGTGGGACCGGCCGCAGGCCGACAAGTCCTACCTGGAGCGCGTCTGGCTGAACCGGTGGACCCGTTCCGACGCGCAGGCCTACGACGTCAACCGTTTCCGCGACCTGGGCACGGCCAGCAAGATCCGGGACGGCTCCTTCGTCACGGTCGGCTTCGACGGTGCCCGGTTCAAGGACGCCACCGCGTTCGTGGTCACCGACATCGAGTCCGGCGTGCAGATGCCGATGGGCCTGTGGGAGCGACCCGCCGACGTGGAGGACTGGGAAGTCCCCATCGACGAGGTCAACGAGGTCTGCGACGAGATCTTCGAGAAGTTCGACGTCTGGCAGCTGTACGCGGACCCCCCGCACTACGTGGAGACGGTCGCGCAGTGGGCCAACAAGCACCCGGACCGGGTGACGGAGTGGTGGACGCACCGCCGCCGGCCCATGCACGAGGCCGCGAAGGCCTACGGGGAGGCCATCGACACCGACGTGCTCACCCACACCGGTGACGAGGACTTCGTCCGGCACGTCGGCAACGCCGGCAAGGTGGAGATCAACTTGCTCGACGAGCAGGGCAAGAAGCTGTGGGTGCTGGGCAAGATCCACCCCGAAGCCAAGTTCGACCAGTGCATGGCCGGTGTCCTGTCCTGGCGTGCCCGGCTGGACGCGCTCGCGAAGAACGCGCAGCCCAACCCGGCCAACTTCGTGCCCTACCGCATCCGCTGACAGAAGGGGGGCACACGTGGCCATCGCCGACATGGATCAGCCTGGTTCTGACGGCTGGTGGCTGAAGCAGCTGTACACGCAGCTGCTGGAGCAGCGCGAGTACTGCCAGCGGATGCTGGACCGGTACTTCGGTGACCCGCCGCTGCCGTTCATCGCCGACACGCAGCGGGACTCCGTGAAGTGGTTCGTGGGGCAGTCCCGGACCAACTTCGAGCGGCTGATCGTGGACGCGGTGCTGTCCCGGCTGCGGCTGCGCGGCATCCGCACCGCGCTCGGCCCCGACGACCGCGGCGACCCGGAGGCGTGGACCACCTGGAAGACGTCCCGCGGGAAGCTGTGGTCCCACGACGCGCACCGCATGGCCCTGGCGATGTCCCGCTCCTACGTCATCGTCGGCAAGGACGCGGACGGCAATCTGCTGGTCACCGCGGAGGACCCCCGCTCGGTGACGGCGATCACCGACCCGGAGAACCCGTACCGCGTCGAGGCGGCGCTGAAGGTCTACTACGACTACACGGAGGGCGTCGAGCGGGCCTACCTGTACCGGCCGGGCCGCGCGCCGCGAGTCGCGCAGTCCGACGTCAACTCCGCGTCCCCCGTGGTGTCGATCACCCGGTTCCTCGACCACAACTTCGACTGGCTCGACAACTCCTTCGTCCCGAACATGGACGCCGACAACTTCGTCCCCATCGACGGCGGCGCGCCGTGGCTGGCCGGGCACGACGGCCTGCCCGACCTGTGCCCGGTGGTGCCGTTCGTCAACCAGGACGGCCTGAGCGAGTTCGAGCCGTACATCCCTCTGCTGGACCGCATCAACCAGCAGATCCTGCAGCGGATGACGATCGCGACGGTGCAGGCCTTCCGTCAGCGCGCGTTCAAGGGTCTCCCGCAGAAGGACCCGAAGACCGGAGAGGACATCGACTACGACTCGATCTTCGTCGCCGACCCCGGGGCCATCTGGAATGTCCCAGCCTCCGCCGAGATCTGGGAGTCCGGGCAGGTCGACCTTCAGCCCATCCTCCTGGCCATCCGTGACGACATCAAGGACCTGGCTGCGGTCTCAGGCACTCCGCTGTACACCATCTCGCCGGACGTGGCGAACGGCAGCGCGGAAGGCGCCTCACTGCAGAGGGAGCAGCTGAACTTCCGGGTCGAGTCCCGGCAGGACCGCTGGGAGATCGCGCACGAGATGGTGGTGGAGCTCATCTTCCGCACCCTCGGCGACGACGCGCGCGCCAAGCCGGGCACCGTGGAGATCATGTGGGCCGGCACGGACCGGCCCAGCATGGCCGAGCGGGCCGCGGCCATCGCGCAGACCACCGGCGTCATCCCCCGCTACCAGCAGCTCACCGAGATCTGGGGCATGAACCCGGACATGGCCGACCGGGCCATGTCGGAGCTGAAGCAGGACTTCCTGCTCGACCAGCAGTTCTCCTCCGCGGTCAAGCCGAACAGCCCGCAGCCACCGCAGTCCCCCGGCGCCGCGCAGCAGCAGCAGCAGGCGAAGCCGCCGCAGCTGGTCGGCTCGGAAGGTGAACGGCCGGCGATCATGCAGAAGCGCGCCGCCGCGCGGACAGCCCGCACCACCCAGAAGCAGCAGAACCCGCGGCAGTGACCGCACCCGACCAGACCCAGCAGCAACCCCAGCAGCAGCGGGCCCTCGCGACGGCGGCCGTCGCCCCCACCCTCCCCTCGGCGACGGCCGCGCTGCTGCCCCTCATCGACGGCCTGGACGCGATGCGGGAGCAGCTGACCGGCACCGCGATGCGGCTGGTCACCGACTCCGTGCAGAACTTCCACGGCTGGTACTCCACGGATGCGATCACCGCCTGGACGCAGCGGACCGTGTCCGACGTGCAGGCCGTCCTGGCCACCATGGCCGGCCTCGTGGACGCCTACACCGCGAACATCGTCGGGGAGATGACCGGCGGCCACGTCCGGCCGGCCGGCGCCATCGACGTCACCCAGCTGCGGCAGGGCATCACCCACGCCGGCGCCTACGGCCGCGTCGCCGACACCTACCGGTACCAGCAGTCCAGGGCCGACCAGGCCGCCAAGCAGCTCCTGACGGCCCCCACACCGGCCGTGCCGCAGCTGGTCAGCCCGCTGGACGCGGCCCTCCAGCGGGCCGCTGACGTGGCCAACACGGACGCGCAGAAGGTGCTGCAGCAGCAGACCGCGAAGACCCTGCAGGCCGCCGCCGACGCGGGGGCCCCGATCATCGGCTGGCGCCGCGTCATCCACCCGGAGATGTCGAAGAGCGGCACCTGCGGGCTGTGCGTGGCCGCGTCCACCCGCATCTACAAGACCGGCGACCTGATGCCGTTGCACACCGACTGCCACTGCGTGCCCGTGCCCGTCACCCTCGCCCACGACCCCGGCGCCATGATCAACGACGCCGACCTGGGGCAGCTGTACGCGGCGGCCGGCAGCACCGGCCGGGCGGACCTGAAGAAGACCCGCTACCAGGTCTACGACAACGGCGAGCTCGGCCCCACGTTGGCCCCGGAGGGGGCGAAGCAGCGCAGCCCCCGGCAGGTCGCCGCGGACACCGCGCCGCCCCCCGTCCGGTCGTTGAGCGCCGCCCGGGAGCAGCGCAAGCAGCGGCAGCTGCAGGACCTGCACGACTCCCTGCAGCGGTCCCTGCAGCGGGTGGAGGGCGAGCTGATGCCCGCCGACCCCGCGAAGTGGCAGCCGTACCGGGACACGCTCGCCGAGCGCGTCGCCGACCTCGAACAGCAGCTCGCCAGCGCTGCCTGAAAGGAGCCATCGTGGCCGACGAACCGCAGTGCACCTGCGTGCGGATCAACACCTGCTGGGCCGGCAACCCGCACGGCCACGACTGCGGCTGCCCGCGGCACGGCACGGACCTGCCACTGGAACTGCCGAAGGACACCGCGCCGCAGCCGACCGGCTCCTACAACAACATCATCAGCCGCGGCGACGTCCAGGCGCGGATGTAGCCATGGCCGCCAGCGACTGGAAGCACGGCTTCATCCCGATGGACTACGCGGCGGCGCTGAAGAAGGCCCACGGCAGCGTCGCCTACGCGCACACCCTGATGAACGGCGGCGGCCACAGCCAGGCCGCGAAGGGCATCCGCGGTGCCCGCCGCACCGGCCGGGTCGGCCGTGCCGTAACCCCCACCCCCGGGCATGCCGCTGCTGCGGCCGGCGCCGCTGGTGCGGCTGGCAGCGCCGTCGCCAGCAGCAAGGGCGGCAAGGGCTCCAGCGCGAAGCAGAGCGCGCAGCAGAAGCAGCAGAAGACGGCGGCCAGCCTGCAGAAGCAGCAGGCCAACGCCGACAAGTCCGAGTCGAAGGCTGCCACCTCCGCGACCACCCGGGTCGCGAAGGAGGCGACGGCCGACCAGAAGACCCGCGCCGCGCTCGCGAAGCACCTCGCCAGCGTGCAGGCCCAGGAGCAGAAGGCCACGGCTTCCCTCGCCAGGCAGCTGGCTGCGCTGCGGGCTAGCCAGCAGAAGGCGCAGGCGAAGGTCGCCGCCGGGCCGAACCACACCAAGAAGGGGACGGTCTCCGCCGCCTCCCAGCGGGCCGTGCAGGCCGCGACCGCCCGGCTTCAGGCGCTCGCCGCGAAGGACCAGAAGATCCACGCCGCCGCCGCCGCGCGCGGCGTGAAGCTGCACAACAGCGCGGAGACGGCGAAGGCGAAGGCGGCCATCGCCCTCGCCAAGCGGGACGCCGGCCTGCGCACCGCGCAGGGGAAGGCCGCGATGGCCGCCGGGAAGGTGGAAAACCGCGAGGCGACGATCCAGCAGAAGGCGAAGAAGGCCGGCGTCACCGTTCGCGACAATGGCTGACCCACAAACCAGCGGGACGACCGCGCTTTTACAGGTCGGAATGGCCGACGGGCCCTAAACGGAACAGAAAGGTGGCTCCGCCATGCCCAACGAAGATGAGGGCCAGGAAGGTCAGGAACTGGAAGGTCAGGAAGGTCAGGAAGGGCAGCACGAAGAAAAGCCCGCCTGGACCCCGCCGGCCTCCCAGGAGGAGTTCGACCGGATCCTCACCAAGCGCCTGAAGCAGCTGGAGCGCCAGCGGTACGGCGACTACCAGACGCTGAAGTCGAAGGCCGAGCAGTACGACACCCTGTCGGCCACCACGAAGACCGAGCACGACAAGGCGGTCGAGGAAGCCGAGTTGCAGGGCTACTCGGCTGCCCTGCAGACCACTGTTCCCCGGCTGGTGCGCGCCGAGTTCCGGGCCGCCGCCAAGGGTCTGCTGACCGACGAGCAGGTGGATGCCCTCATCGAGGACGTCGACCTGCTGCGGTACGTGGACGAGGACGGCGAGCCGGACGAGGAAAAGATCCAGCGCAAGATCAAGGCCTTTGCGCCGAAGCAGGGCAATCCCAGTTTCGGGCAGGGCCAGCGCGGAACGCCACCGAAGACCTCGAACATGAATGACGTCATTCGCAGTATGGCTGGCGTCAGGAAGTAACCCCCCGCAGCACCCGGCATGGCGCGGGTTCCGCTGCATTCCCACCTGAGCGAAAGGACTCTGCCATGCCGTTCAACAACATCATCAGTCGCACCGACACGCAGGCGCTGATGCCCGAGGAGGTGTCCAACGAGCTGCTGAAGTCGCTGGTCGCCGAGTCGGCGGCGCTCACGATGTTCCGGCGGATCCCCGTCGGACGTCAGCAGGTGCGCCTGCCCGTCCTGTCCGCGCTGCCCACCGCGTACTGGGTGACCGGCGACACGGGCCTGAAGCAGACCACCGAGCTGGCCTGGGCCAACAAGTTCCTCAACATCGAGGAGATGGCGGTCATCATCCCCATCCCGGACAACGTGATGGCCGATGTCGAGGCCAACATCTGGGACGACGCGATGCCGCTGTGCACCAACGCGATGGGCCGCGTCCTCGACCAGGCCGTGTTCTTCGGGCAGAACGCTCCGGCGTCGTTCCCGATGAACATCGCGTCCGCGACCGCCGCCGCCGGCAACCAGGTGACGGAGGGCTCCGCGGCCGCCGCCGGTGGGTTCTACAACGACATCGACGCGGTGTACGGGCTCGTCGAGGCCGACGGCTACGAGGTGGACGGCTTCGTCGCGGCCACCTCACTGAAGGCCAAGCTGCGGCAGGCCCGCAACACGCTCGGTGACCGGCTCGACCAGGGCCGGGTGAACGGCGCGCTGACCGACCTGGACGGCCACGCCATCCACTACCCGATGCGCGGCCTGTGGTCGGGGAGCACGGGTGCGCCGCGTGCGTTCGCCGGGGACTTCTCCCAGTTCGTCCTGGGTGTCCGGCAGGACATCACGATGAAGACCTCCAGCGAGGCCGTCATCCAGGACTCCAGCGGAACGATCGTCTACAACTCGTTCCAGCAGGACCTCACCTTCCTGCGTCTCACCTTCCGGGTCGGCTGGCAGGTCGCGAACACGATCAACTACGACAACATCGACGGGGCCAGCCGGTACCCGGTCGCGACGCTGCTGCACGCCTGACCCGGCACACCCCCTTCTGAGAGAACAGGAGAACCACCATGGCTGGACACACCACGAATGCCCGGTCCGTCGCGTCGGTCGTCACGACCAGCGCGTCGACCGCGCTCACCGCGCCCGCCGGCTCGTTCATCAAGGGCGCCGACGTCGGCGCCTCGATCACCGGCACCGGCATCCCGGCCGGCGCCACCCTCGTCGCGGTCGCCTCGGACACGGCGGCCACCCTGTCGGCGAACGCCACCGCCAGCGGCACCGTCACCGCCACCGTCGGCCCGGAGCTGCCCAACGCCGCCGGGTTCGTCGGCTGGGTGCCGGAGACGGGACTGCAGCAGAACGCCTGGACGGTGGCCGGCGTCGTCGCCGGGACGCCCCCGGACGTGCTCCCCGACAACGTCACCCGCATCGGTCAGCCCGTCAGTCCCTGAGTAGACGTCCGGCGGCCGGCCCCTGGCGGGGAGGCCGGCCGCCGGACCCTACAACCCGAGAGGCGGACCGGTGCCCACCACGCTGTACTGCACGTTCGACGACGTGAGCGCCGCCTACGAGGGCACCATGCCCGCCGGGGACCGGGCCCGCGTGGAGTCGCTGATCCGCCGCGCGTCGGCGCGGCTCACCCACCTGATGCCGTCGATCGTGCCGCGCATCCAGAACGGCGACCTGGACCCGGAGCTCCCGGCCGGCCTGGTCATCGAGGCCGTGCTGCGCGTGTACCGCAACCCGGAGGGGATCACCGCCGAGGAGGTGGGGCCCTTCCACAAGCAGTTCAACCCGCGCTCCGTCCGGGCCGAGATCTCCTTCGACACCGACGAGGTGCAGGCCGCCCTCGCGCCGATCCCCAACTACGTGCGGCCGTCGATCCGCGTCGGGATGCCCGTCCCCGCGCAGGTGCTGGCCGAGGTGGATGGCGTGCAGTGGCCGACGGTCCCCCAGTACTTGACCGACGTGTCGTTCATGTCCGACGCCGTCTCCTACGTCTTCACCTGAGCCGATGACGCTGCCGATGCGGTCCGGTGGGACCACGATCACGATCCTCCACGAGACGCAGGACGCGTTCGGGGACCGCACGTGGGTGGACGGGCAGACCATCCAGGGCTGCCTCTTCTTCTCCGCGTTCAACACCTCCGGCCGGATCCTGTGGCGCGGGGAGCAGACCTCCAGCGGGGACGACGTCGTCACCGCCATGCGCACCCTGTACCTGCCGTACGAGGTCACCATCCTGCCCACCGACCGGGTGCTCATCCACCCCGACGGCGTCGACTCGATCACCGAGATCGACGACACCATGCGCCGCGAGAACACCTACGACGTGATGGGTGAGCCGATGAAGTGGCGGAACGGCCTGACTGGCTGGGCCCCCTGCACCGAGGCCGCCCTCCTGAGGGTGTACTGACCATGGACTACACCTACGACCGGGACGGCATCAGCGCCTACCTGAAGACGTCCCCGGAGCTGCGCGCCGAACTGTGGCGCCGCGCCGAGCTCGGCCTGACCGTCGCCCGCGCGCTGGCCCCCGTGTTCCTGGGCAACTCCCGCATCCGGGTGCCGGGCACCTTGCAGGCCTCCGGGCACGTCGAGGACGGCGGCATCGGCGGCTTCGGCGACAGCCGCATGCAGGTGTCCATCGTGTTCGACCCGACCGGCACCAACAACGACGGCTACGGCGCGGCCGGCACCTACCAGCACCAGCCCGGTGGGGTGCGCAACAAGAACATCGACTACCTGATCGCCGCCATCCCCATGATCGAGAGGGGGTAGCCGTCGATGCCGCTGCTCACGTCCAGGGCCTACCCGGACGCCAACAGGGTGCTCATCGCGATGCTCTCCGACATCGCACCCACGGTGCTGCGGATCCCCAACGACTTCCAGCCGCCCCTCATCCAGGTGCGCCGGGTCGGCGGGCAGCCCGACCCGGACGACGTCACCGACTACCCGATCATGCTGGTGTCCTGCTACGGCGCCACCTACGGGGAAGCGCAGGACCTCCTGTCCCAGGTTCAGGTCCGCATCCTCACCTCCCCGATGACCGTGGTCGACGGGGTGCTCGTCGACTCGTCCGGCATCCACGTCGGCGAGGTCGAACTGCCCGGCCCATGGCCGGACGACCGGCGGCTGAACGCCACCTTCCAGCTCGGCTGGCGGCGGCAGTTCCCCACCGGCTGACAGAGACACCCGCTGCCCCGTCGGGGGAGCGGCCCGGGGCGAACCGCACCACATCCATCCCCTGACCAGGAGCGAAAGGACGCATCGTGGCGATCACCACGTACGAGGCTGAGGCCAGCACCTACAACCAGCCGACGAACATCTTCAAGGCGCTCGGCGGCATCGTGTACAAGTCGGCTCTGACCACCCCCATCCCGGCCGCGTTCACCCAGAACTCGACCGCGGACCTGGTGCAGCTGGACACCACGCTGTGGCAGCGGCTGGGCCTGCTCACGCAGAAGGACGGCATCTCCTTCGACCGGGCGATGAAGCAGGACGACGAGCTGTCGTGGGGCTACGACGAGCCCACCCGCTCCGACATCTCCTCCGACGTCACCTCCGCGGTGTTCGTCATGCAGGAGGTCAACCGGTACTCGATGGAGATCTACCACTCCGTCGACCTGTCCGCGGTGCACCCCGACCCGACCACCGGCGAGGTGCAGTTCAACAAGCCGCAGCTGACCGTGCCCATCTACATGCGGCTGATCTACCTGGCCGTGGACGGGGTCGGCACCGATCGCCGCTACAAGATCAAGGTCATGCCGCGCGCGCACGTCACCGCGGTCAAGAGCGAGGCGTGGCAGCAGGCTGGTGCCACCCAGTTCCCGGTCACCATCACCGCCACCGTCGACCCCAACCTGGGCTACTCGGTGCGCGAGGTGCTGGCCGGTCCCGGGCAGAAGTCCCGGAACGCTGGCGCCAGCTTCGTCTGACAGTCGGCCAGGACGGGTGCGCTGCCCCGGGCACACCCGTCCTGGCTTCCATCCCCCGGGGCACCGCAGAAGGAGGCATCCCATGGCAGCACGACGCAGCAGCGGCGAGCCGAAGCTGGTCACCCTCGTCGACCCGAACGGTGGCGAGTACAAGTCGAACAGCCCGGCCGAGATGAACCAGCTGCACTTCGGCCGCGGCTACAGCTTCAAGGACCACGACAGCTTCAACGCCGCCATCGAGTTCCTCGGCGACGACGCTGCCGTGCAGTCCGTCGCCACTCCCGCGCCGTCCGGCGCACCCAACGCCGCCGCCGCCAGCAGCAGCGGTAGCTGACCGACCATCCACCCGGGGAGCAGAGAGAGCATGGCCGCCAAGACCGTCAGTAAGCCCAAGGCCACTAAGTGGGCCACCCTGAAGAAGCAGGCCGCGGAGCGGGCCGGCGCCGGCCGCCCCCGGGTGAAGCTGGAGCCGTACATCATCGACGACGTCCAGCCGCCGATCGTGATCGAGCCGCCCGACGACAAGCGGCTGCTGGTCATCGCCGAATGCCTCGGCCCGGACCTGCAGTTCGCGGCGCAGCGCACCCTCCCGCTCCTGCGGGCCCTGTGCGGTGACCAGTTCCCCCGCGTCTGGCAGCTCGTGCCGGACAACGACCCGAACGCCATGGCCATGTTCGCGGTGCTCACCGAGGAACTGATCAACCACTTCATCGTGGCCTTGAAGGACGCGGTGGAGGCGCAGGACCTGCCGGGGGGTACCGGGGGCTCCGCGAGCTGATCGAGCAGTTCGCCGAGTCCATCACCTACGACCTGCAGCGCGAGTTGCAGGTCAACCTGCTCGACTTCTTCGACGGCACCCGGCCATGGCAGCAGCTGTACTGGTTCCTGGAGCGGCTCCCCAACTGGGGCCACTACAAGACGGCCATGGTCATGGACGAGGCGTGGGCCCAGCGGGTGCTGGAACTGGAGAAGGCCGGCCAGGAGGTCGCGCCGGCCGCTGACCCCAACCAGATGACCCCGCTGGGGTACACGCCGGAGCTCGCCTACCTGGCGATCATCGCGGACCGCCTCGAAGCGGTCCGCAACGTGATCATCGCGGTGAACACGGAGGACGGCAACATGCCGCCGGTCACTCCGCTGCCGCGTCCGACCACGACGCTGGACCGGCTGCGCGAGCAGTCGGTGATCGACGAACTGCTGGACATCGACCGCCAGATCCGCGGGGGCTGAACCCCCTCCCGAACCTGTGGAGGGGGGTGCCCCGGCGTGGCCATCTACTCAGCTGGTTCGGCGAGCGTCCAGATCGTCCCCGACTTCCGGGGCGCCACGGAGGCCATCCAGGCCTGGTACGCGGCCCAGGGCGACCTGCACATCAACGTCGTCCCGGACCTGGCCATCGCCGACCTGGAGCGGATCCGCCGCGAGCTGCAGGCCGTGCAGGCCGAGATCCGGCCGCGGCTCAGCGGGGTGGACACGGCCGCGGCGCAGGCCACGCTCAACGGCCTCTCCGCCGAGGTGCAGCCCCAGGTCGGCACCGTGGACACCGCCGCGGCGCAGGCCCAGCTGAACAGCCTGGAGGGCACGGCGGTCGTCCACGTTCTGCTGGACGCCGTCAGCATGGAGCGCGTCCATGCGGAGCTCAACAGCCTGGAGGGCACCGCCACCATCCACGTCAAGGTGGATGGGGCGGCGACGCAAGCCGCCCTGAATGCGGCAGTGACCAACGCCGCCGGCAGTGCGGCCGGTAGTGCGGCCGGCGGTGACGGTGGGGCTGGTAGTGCGATCACCGCCGCGGGCGGCAGCGCTGCGTTGCGGAACGCCGCCGCCGCTGCAGCTGGCAGCGCAGCCGGTAACACAGCCAGCGGCGGCGGCGGGGACCGTGGCGGCGGCGGTGGCGCGGGAGCCTTCCTCGGCGCGGCCGCGCTCGGCCCGATCGCCGCCGTCGGCGCGGGCGCCGCCGCGCTGAGCCCGTTCGGTGGGGGCGGCCCGCAGTCGCACCTGCTGCTGCACGCCATCCCCCTCGTCGGGGACATGCTGCCCGCGCTCGGCGCGCTCGGCGTGGTGCCCGCGTTGATGACCTCCATCGGCGCCTCGATGATCGTCACGAAGCTGGCGACCGACAACATGGCGGTGGCCTTCAAGGGGCTGTCGGACAGTGCCAGCCCCGCGCAGCTGCAGGCCGCACTGCAGGCCATCCAGGCGATGCCGCCGGCCGCGCAGCAGTTCGTGACGACGCTCGCGCCGCTGCAGAAGTCGATCGACACGAACCTGGTCAAGCCGATCCAGCAGGCCTTCTACCAGGGCCTCGGGCCGGCCGTGAAGGATCTGTACACCACCGCACTGCCGTTGATGCAGAAGGGCATGGTCGGCGTCGCGCAGTCCACCAACCAGAGCCTACTGCTCGTCGTCCACCAGCTGATCGCCGACACCACCCAGTTCAGCACCATCTGGGACAACATCGACAAGGCGCGCGCCGCGTCGGTGCCGGTGCTGCGCAACCTGGTGCAGATCTTCGTGCAGTTCGCCACGGTCGGCTCGCAGTTCCTGCCGCAGATGGCGCAGCACATGACCACCCTGACCCAGAAGTGGTTGGACTGGACGAACCACGCCGCCGCCACCGGCGAACTGTTCAACATCATCCAGCGCGGCATGACGACGATCCACGAGATCACCGCGCTGCTGGTGAACCTCGGGAAGATCTTCTTCGACATCTTCAACGCCGCACAGGTCCCCGGGCAGAACATGCTGCAGCTGCTCATCCAGCTGACCGGTTCGCTCGCCGCGTTCCTGAAGGCACCCCCCGGCGCGGACGCGCTGAAGAACATCTTCACCGCGCTGCACACCGAGGCAAACGCTGTCGTCCCGCTGATCGGGGACTTCATTCAGCGGGTCATCCTCGCGGCCGGTCACATCGTCGGTGACCTGCAGCCGGCGCTCACCGTCTTCTTCAACGCGCTCACTCGCATCTACAACGCGTTGAAGCCGGTATGGGATGCAATGCTTGCGCTGATCGACGCCGTTCTGCCTCCCCTGGTGAAACTGTTCGTTGCGCTGGTTCCTCCGCTTACTGACTTCGTCGTGCAGATTGCTGGTCTTGCTGCTGTTCTGATCGAGAAGGCCACGCCTTACCTCGTCACGTTCGTGAACTGGCTCGTCGATCACCTCATGCCGATCATCAAGGATCTCGGTCCGAAGCTTGGTGACATCGCGGCGGCCGTCATCGCCTGGAAGAACGCGCAGGCCCTGCTCAACGGCGTCATGAAGCCGATCAACTTCGTCATCGAGATCGCGAAGGGTGCCTACGGAGCTGCGCTCGCCATAATCTCGGGGGCGACGAAGGCGTGGGCTGCGGCGCAGTGGTTGCTCAATGCGGCGATGGACGCGAACCCCATCGTGTGGGTCATCGGGGCTCTCGCACTACTCGGTCTGGCCATCTATGAGCTGGTCACCCACTGGAAGGAAGTCACCGGCTTCCTGACCGACCGGTGGAACTCCGCGTGGGCCTACATCACCAGCACGGCGTCCGCCGCCTGGGGCAAGGTCGTCTCCGCGTGGAACACCTTCACCGGCTTCCTGACCGACCGCTGGAACTCGGCGTGGGCCTACATCACCGGCACCGTCTCCGGTGTCGGGAACGCCCTGCAGTCCGCGTGGAACACGGTCACCGGCTTCCTGGAGAACCGCTGGAACTCCGCGTGGGCCTACATCTCGGGGATTGCCAGCTCCGTCTGGGGCAGCATCTCCGGCTTCTTCGTCAACGCGTGGAACCAGTTCACCGGGTTCTTCAAGGGCATCTGGGACAACGTCACCGCCTACTGGTCGCTGCTGTGGAACACCCGCTTCAAGCAGCCGGTGACGGAAGCCTGGACCGCCATCTCCACCTTCTTCCAGGTCGCGTGGGCCGCCTTCACCAGCTACTTCCAGGGCATCTGGAACGGCATCTCCGGGTTCTTCACGGCCAGGTGGAACGAGATCAGCTCCACCGCGCAGGCCATCTGGAGCGCGATCGAGAACTTCTTCATCGCCCGGTGGGAGACGTTCAAGGCGAACTGGACCGCCGTCTGGAATGCGGTGTCCGGCTTCTTCACCACCATCTGGAACGGCATCAGCAGCTTCGCGCAGACCATCTGGACCGCCATCTCCGGCTGGTTCGTCGCCCAGTGGAACATCCTGCAGACCCAGTGGTCTGTCTTCTGGAACACGATCTCGGCGTTCTTCACCACCATCTGGAACGGCATCAGCGCGTTCGCGCAGACCATCTGGAACGCCATCTCCGGCTGGTTCGTCGCCCAGTGGAACATCCTGCAGACCCAGTGGTCCGTCTTCTGGACGACGATCTCGGTGTTCTTCGGCAACATCTGGAACGGGATCAGTTCCACCGCGCAGAACATCTGGAACGGCATCTCTGGGTTCTTCACCACCGCCTGGAGTGTTTTCACCACCGCCTGGAATGGCTTCTGGGACGGCGTCGGCGCGAAGTTCAACCAGGTCTGGAGCGGCATCAAGAGCTTCGCCTCGACGGTGTGGGAAGAGATCAAGGGGATCGTCGCCACGCCGATCAACTTCGTCATCGACACCATCTTGAACAACGGCCTGTTCAAGGCCTGGAACGCGGTCAACGACTTCCTCTACCTGCCGTGGCACATCAACCCGCTGAACAAGATCCCGGGCTTCTCCGAGGGTGGCTACACCGGCGACCGGGGCCTGTTCGGCACGGGTGCCCCGGAGGACCCGGCCGGGCTGGTGCACGCCGGGGAGTTCGTGCACACCCAGGACAAGACCAAGCAGTGGCTGCCCCTCTTCCAGCTGATCCACGCGGGGGCCATCCAGCCGTCCGACCTGGGGCTGCCCGGCTTCGCCGGTGGTGGCCTCGCGGGCACCCCGCAGTCGCTGTGGACGTGGCCGGAGCTCAACCAGATCCGGCAGAAGATGTTCCCCGGGTCGATCCTCACCGACGCCTACCGGCCTGGCGCCAACGACTACCACGGCGCCGGGCAGGCCATCGACATCGGCTGGCCCGGCAACGACCCCGCGCACCTGGCGCAGATCGCGGCCGCGCTGGGCCGGGCCTTCCCCGGCATGACGGAGGGCATCCACAACCCGAACCTGTCCATCAAGAACGGGCGGGTCGTGCCCTCCAGCTTCTGGGGTGCGGCGACGTGGGCGGAGCACGCCAACCACGTGCACTGGGCAGAGACACCCGGCGACCTGTCGAAAGGCAACGCAACCCCCGGTGGCGCGAGCCTGCTCACCGTCGCCGGCAACGCGATCAACAGCGTCGGCGACATCTTCTCCAGCCTCGGCTCCTCCATCAGCGGCCCCATCGGGCAGCTGATGAGCCAGTTCAACGGCAACAGCAAGTGGGTGCAGATCCTCGGCGCGCTGCCGAAGAAGCTGCTCGACGGGCTGTGGAACAAGGTGAAGGACGCAGTCGGTAGCGCCTGGAACACGATCAGCGCGGCGGCACCGGTGATCGCCGGTATCGGCGGGGGCAGCGCGGCGCAGGTCAACACGGCCGGCATCAAAGCCGAGGCGTTCCAGATCGCCGGGCAGCAGTTCGGCTGGCCGAGCGTGCAGGCCCAGCAGGCCCTCGACTACATCGCCAGCCACGAGAGCGGTTGGAATCCGACCGCGAAGAATCCGAGCAGCACCGCGAGCGGGTTGTGGCAGCTCATCGACTCCACTTGGCAGGCGAACAAGAACGCTGGGCCGTGGCCCACCGCCGGCTCGGCGCCCACCGCCGAGCAGGACACGGCGGCTTTCCGGTACATCCGGAATCGGTTCGGGGACCCGATCGCCGCCCAGCAGTACTGGGCTGTCCACCACAACTACGACACCGGTGGCATTGTCCCGCCCGGCTGGAACACGCTGTACAACGGCACCGGCCGTAACGAGGTCATGCTGAACCCGCCGCAGCTGGACCGCCTCAACAACATTCTCGACGGCCGCGGGAATGGCGGCGGGCAGATGCTGCGGGACCTCAACGTGTCCATGCAGTCGGCGAACCCGTACGAGGTGGCCGACGAGATCGTCTACCGGCTGAAGGTGGCTTCCCGCGGCGGTGTCTATTCGACAGTGAGGGGGTGACCGGTGGCCGTCTCCCAGCTGGGAACCCTGGTCAGCACCAACGGTTCCAGCACCTCCACGACGGTCACCCTCACCGCCCCCAGCGGCATCACGGTCGGCGACTTCCTGCTGGCCTGGTTCACCACCGGCTCCCCCACGACCGGTGGTGTGCCAGGCGCCAGCCCGTCCGGGTGGACCCAGATCGCGGCCGTCAACAACGGCACCGGCAACTACGCGTACTGGAAGATCGCCACCTCCGCGGACACCACCACCCCGTCGTACGCATGGACCGGGCTGAGCATCGCGTCCTACTACTACGGCAGCATCACCCGGTTCAGCGGCGTCAACGCGACCACCCCCATCGACGTCGCCGCCGCGTCGGTCACCTCCACGGTCAGCGGCACCTCGGGCACCATCACCGTCCCGGCGATCACCACGGTCACCGCGAACGCGTACATCGTCGGCGGCGCCGCGGAGGACGACAACTCCAACGTCATGGGCGGGGCCACCACCCCCACCTGGCCGGCCGGGTGGGCGGCGATCACCGCCAGCCCCGCCGCGGCGCAGTCCGCGCACATGGCGAACCTGTTCGCGCAGGGAGCGCAGGCCGCCGCGGGGGCCAGCACCAGTCCCACCATCACGGTCAGCGCCTCCTACAGCAGCTTCGCCGCGAACGCCTGGCAGGTCGCGCTCCGGCCCACCAGCAACAACGCGTTCAACAAGACCCCCGCCGACGGTGAGGACCTCACCGACGCGGCCAGCAGCGTGCAGGCCGTGCAGCGTGCGGCGGCCGACAGTGAGCCGCTGACCGACGTCGTCGTCTCCGCGCTCAACCACTTCGTGACCGCCGCCGACACCGCGGGCCTCACCGACGCGGGGGCCGGTGTCCGCGAGTACCGGGCCGGCGACGTGGCAGCGCTCACCGACACGGTCACCGTCGTCCAGAACCGGCACCTGACCGCCGCCGACACCGTGGGCCTGACCGACGCGGGCGGTAACGGCACCGACGTCAACGCCGACCCGGACATCGGCCGGCTGCCGGACAACACGATCATCGCGATCCTCACCCGACCGGACATCACCAACTACCAGTTCATGGTGGAAGCCGAACCGTGGTGCCCCTTCGGTGAGGGCCAGGCCATCAACGTGTCCAAGTTCGACCAGGGCACCGCGGCCACCCGCAACCAGGACGTGCCCGGCGGCATGCAGGACGTGATGACGTTCGGCACCGACCGGCGCACCCCGGCCGCGTGGACGTGGGAGATGTTCACCGACGCCGGCACCCCCGACGTCAATGTCAACGAGGGCTGGGTGGACGCCCTCGCGCAGGTGTGGGACTCCGATGTGCGCCGCAGCCCCAACGGGGCCATCGCCGTCCGCTACTGCATCGGCGGCCGGATCCGGCGGGTCTACGGCCGGCCCCGCCGGTGGACCCCCATCCCCGACGCCATCCAGCACGGGAAGATCCACATCACCGCGGACTTCCAGCTGTCCGAGGACATGGTCTTCTACGACGACCAGCAGCAGAACCTCACCGTGCAGCTGTCCTCGACCACCCTCACCGGCACCGGCTTCAAGTTCCCGATCACCTTCCCCACGGTCATGGCCACCGTCGCCAACCCGCAGGTGGGGCAGCTGATCATCGGCGGCACCCAGAAGACGTGGGTAACGCTCACCTTCAACGGGCCGGTCAACAACCCGTGGGTGCAGATCGGCACGCAGCGGTGGTCCCTGAACGGGGTCATCGCGGCCGGCGACTCGGTCAGCCTGTCCGGGCGGCCGTGGGACATGGGGGTGTGGGGGGCGGACGGTTCCGCGCTGCCCGGCCTGCTCGACCCGCGCGCGCGGCTGTCGCAGCTGCGCCTCGCCCCCGGCATCTACCCGGTGACCTACGGCGGGTTCGCCACCACCAGCAGCTCCACGTGCGCCATCACCTGGCGCAACGCCTACCGCTCGCTCTGAGCGACTGACTCCGGGAGGGCAGTAGCCATCGCATTCGACCCCGTGCCGTGGGCCATCTCCAACGCCGACACCGACGCCGCGTCGGCGCGGGTGCTGGCCAACCTCGCCTCCCGCGACTCGGAGGGCATCCTCCTGCCCGGCGACTTCAAGGTCACCCAGCTGGGCACCCCCGGCGGTGGCGTGCAGATCTCCACCGGCGCGATGGTGCTCCGCAACGTGCAGTCCCCCGGCGAGTCCTACGTGGGCCTGGCCCGCACCGTGACCACCCAGCCGATCAGCCCCACCACGAGCTCGTCCCGCTCCGACCTGGTGGTGGCCCGGGTCATCGACCCCGACTTCTCCCCGTGGCAGCCGTACACCGACCCCAACATGATCGCCAACGGCCCCTACTTCGAGCCGTTCGTGCTGTCCGCGGTGTCCCCCAGCACCGTCGCCGCCGGGCAGGTCGTGTCCTACTCGGCGTACGCGCTGGCCCGCATCGACCTGCCCACGAACACCACCAACATCCTCAACTCGATGATCCACGACCTGCGGGGTCTGGCGAACCCGCGGAACTCGACGGTCTACCAGTGGCAGTCGGTGGCCGCGCAGAACCGGCTCACCACCTCCCAGACCACCTGGGTGGACTGGCCCGGCAACTCCCTGCAGGTCACCGTCCCCCCGTGGGCGACGACCGCGACCGTCGCCATCCGCCTGAACGGGCCCCTCGGCTACGGCTTCAGCGGCGGCGGCTCCGCCGACGGTGTCGACGCCTACATGAGGGTCAACTTCAACGGCGACACGTCCGGGCCGGTCGCCGTCTTCGACTTCAACGCGCCGACCAACCTGGCCGCCACCGACGCGATGATGGTGCCGATCTCCATGTATGGCAACTTCGACTGCCGGGCCGTGCAGGGGGAGACGATCGTCGTCAAGCCGCAGGCCGAGCGGTACAACGTCGGCGTCCACTCCAACGTCCTGGAGATGGACACCTGGCACCAGGTGGAGTTCGACATCCGGTTCTCGGAGACGACGATCTGAGATGCCCGGCCCGTCGCAGGACAACTGGTCGGGGCAGTCCTACGGCTGGCGGTACCTGGCGCAGCGCATCGACGGCACCGGCACCCCCGGCCCGTTCCTCGACAACGAGCTACCCCTGACCGGGGTCACGATCAGCGACGTCCTGTCCGGGCCGCCGCAGATCAAGGCCAACATCAACCCCGTCTACCGGCAGCTGCTGGCCCCCGACGGGCACCTGCTGCTCGGCGAGTGGGGCACCGTCATCTACGCGGAAGCCGACGGGGTGATCCGCGGCGGCTGCATCCTCGTCGACTCCGGCTTCGACGGGCCCGCGTGGAGCCTCGACTGCTCCGGGTTCTCCGGCTACGCGAAGGGCATGGCCTACCCGGGCAACGACTCCTACGTGCAGGCCGACGCGTGCGACCTGGCCCGGCACATCTGGGCGACCATCCAAGCCGACAACGGCTCCAACCTGAACCTGCAGGTCGACCCGTACACCACGTCGGGGGTGCTGCTGGGGACACCGGCCGCCCCCGCCGGCTCGACCAACTCCAGCGGCGGCCCCTACACCCTCAACTGGTGGACCAACTTCGACCTGGGCAGCGACCTGGACAAGCTGGCCACCGGCACCCCGTTCGACTACCACGAGCGGCACGTGTGGTCCGCCGACCGGTCCACCGTCGACCACTTCCTCGACTTCGGCTACCCCAGCCTCGGGCGCCGCCGCGACGACCTGCGGTTCGTCTACGGGGAGAACATCCAGACCATCCCCAAGCCGAACAACGACGGCACCAACTTCTCCAACCACGTCATGATGCTCGGCGCCGGGCAGGGCTCGGCGATGATCCGCCGCGAAGCCCGGGTCGCCGACGGCCGGCTGCGGCGCATGGTCACCATCTCCGACACCACCATCACCAACCCGAACGAGGCGGCGCTGGCCGCGCGGCTGGAGATGGCCCGGCGCCAGCAGATGCAGCTGCTGTCCCAGGTCGCGATCCGCAACACCGAGATGGCACCCCTCGGCGCGCTCAGCGTCGGCGACGAGATCCGCGTGCAAGCCGAAACCGACTGGGCGGAGGTCGACATGTGGGCTCGGGTCATCCAGCTGGACATCACCCCGGAGACCCCGGACCTGATGGTCGCGCACCTCATCCGCTCCGACTGGGTGCTGTAGCCCATGGCCACCGCCACCGAGCTGCTGGCCATCCAGATCGAGAACCTGCGCCGGCAGATGCTGGGCTCCCGCACCCCGTCCCTGCCCAACAGCTCCATCGACGACGGCGCGCTCACCGTCACCCAGAACGACGGCAGCGGCAACCAGCAGGTCACGGCGATCATCGGCCAGCAGTACGACGGCACCAGCGGCGCCGTCGTGGTCGCCGGCCCCACCCCGCCGGCACCGACCGCGCCGACCCTCATCAGCTTCATCGGCGGGGTGAAGGTGCGCTGGGACGGGCACTTCGCTGACCCGCAGGCCGGGTTCAGCAGCCCCGTCGTCGCCCCCATGGACTTCGCCGGGGTCGACGTGCACGTCTCCGACGACCCGTCCTTCCCGGAGGTCGGGTTCGGCACCAACCACGGCACCATCGTGTCCGCGGCCGGCGGTGAAGTGTTCGTGCCGTGGCCCGTGTCCGGCACCCAGCTGTACGCGCGGTTGGTCACCCGCTCGAAGCCCGGCAAGTTCTCCAACCCCGGGGTGTCGGCCGGGCCGACCCCGTCCGGGCTGGTGCAGCTGGGGGACATCGGCTTCAACATCGCCCAGTACGCCGGTGGCAACACCATCTACTTCACCGTGTCCCCGGCCACCCCCAGCGCACCGTCGTGGGGGTTCACCGCCGGGGACCTGTGGCTGGACCAGACCAGCACCTCCACCGGCGCCAACGGCAACCCGCCGGCCGGCACCCCCCTCTACCAGACCTACCGGTGGCTGGGGTCGCAGTGGGTGCTGCTGCAGGACCAGGGCATCAGCAACTCCCTGGCGTCGGCGATCACCGCGCAGCAGATGGCCAACGCGAAGACCACCACCTTCACGCAGCCCACCATCCCGACGTGGTCGGGCCCCGCCGGCAGCGCGGTCTGGATCGACACCAGCGCGCTCGGGGCCAACGTTCACCGGATCTGGAACGGCGAGGCGTGGCTGACCTACCAGCTCGGCAACGGCGCGATCCAGCCCAACAGCCTCACCGCCTCCAACGTGATCGCCACCGGCACCATCACCGCGGCGCTGCTGGAAGCCAACATGGTGCTGGCCAACACCCTGATCGCCGGCAACGTCAACGGTGACCACGCCACCATGCAGCCCGACGGGTTCCACGTCTTCCAGACGGCCACCGGCGCGCAGGGGCCCGCGGAGGTCATCCGGCTCGGCACGGGCCGCAACAACTACTTCGGCATCGTCGACTCCGCCGGCAGTGTGGTCGGCAGCTGGGACTCCACCGGGCACCTGAACGGTAGCGGCGCCAACTTCCAGAACGACATCTCGGTCGCCGGATCCCCGATCCTGCAGCAGCTGGCGGCGGCCACCAACAGCGGCGCGGGCAACCCGCACGTGCCCGGCGGGGTGACCAGCGTCGGGTTCGCCCCCGCCACCGGCTCCGGGATCACCGCCGAGGTGGGCCTGATCGAGGTCGCCGTCAACGTCCGCAACGACCGCACCTACAAGATCGGCTACGAGTTCTCCGCGGTCCGCAACACGGACACCGAGATCCGGGCCCGCATCCGGGACGGCGGCAACGGCGCACCCAACCTGTCCTCACCGCTGATCATGTACCGGCAGATGTCGGACTCGCAGGCCCTGTACTCGGCGAGCTTCCAGCGGTTCGGCATCTGGCAGCCGACCACCACGGGAACGCACCGGCTGCTGCTCTCGGTCGGCACGCAGGACGCCAGCCACACCATGGCCGTGGACACGGTCAGCTCCTACGCGGCGATCTACTGCGAGGACATGGGGCCGAGCTTCAACACCGGCAACGCGCAGATCAACAACATCACCGGGGCGGGCACCGGTGGCGCGACGACCGTCCCCCCGCAGCAGTACTACACCGGGGACCTGGCCCCCTCCAGCTGGGCCACGTACACCGGCGGCGGCGCCGGCCGCGGCGACACGAACGGCGACATCGTTCAGGGCTGGGACCCCAGCGGATACAACGGCGACGGCTACGGGTTCATCGGTTTCAACTTGCCCAGCATCACGGGCACCATCAACCGCATCGACCTCGCGCTCGTCTGGGACTGGACCTACTTCGACTCCGGCGGCACGCTGCTGATCACGCCGCTGCATTCCGGGGCAGCCAGCCCGTACAGCAGCTTCCAGGGCCTCATGATGAAAGGCCAGTGGGCACTCCCGATCGGCGGCAAGTCGGGGTCGGGAACTGTCACGCTGCCCAGCGACTGGTTCCCACTGTTCGCGAATGCGTCCAGCCCCCGCGCCAGCTTCATCGGGTTCGGCGCATCCGGTGGCACCAACGAGACCTACTACGTCAAGGTCGTCGCGAACTCGTGCCGGCTACGGATCTGGTACAACCAGTGATCGGACCGTCGATGCGCATCTACCTGGCCATGAGTCCTTTCGACCAGCGCGTGCTGGCCCAGACCCGGCCGATCCACCGGCCCACGGACCTCCCCCGCGGTGCCGGCGGGGAGGGGTGGGCGATGCGGGAGACCGACGTCGATGACCGGCTGTTCGAGACGCTTCTGCACGCACAGATGTCCGGCGACGAGATGGATCGCCTGCATCGTGAATGGTGGGACCAGGCTCGTCGAGAGGGTGATCCACTGTGGCCGGATCTGTGACATGGCGGATCTGACGGCGTCATCGGGTGATGCGGCCGACCTCACCGACACGGTCACCGTCGGGGACCGTGTCCAGATCAACGGCCTGGACATGTCGGTGGACACCTGGAACCGGATCCGGGGTGCCCTCCGCGGCCTGCACCCCAACATCCCCGCCGGCATGTCGGATGCGGCGATGATCCAGCAGGTGATGCAGTACATGGTCATCGAGTGGGTCGCCTCCTGGGAGGCGCGGCAGGCCGCCCCCGAACCGTACGAGGTGGCCCAGCAGGCCCTGCAGCGGGCAGCTGACGCGCGCGTCGCCGCCGAGACGGCGGCCCGCCAGGAGCTCGGGGCCGACATCCACCCCACCGTCACCAGCTAGAGCCCACCCCGCATCCGCACCCCCGCCGTCCCCGGCGGCGGGTGCCGTCACGCTGCCCTGGAGGTGGCCCATGGTGCTGCTCGGCATCGACCGTTCCCGCTGGAACGCGGAACCCAACTTCGCCGCCTTCAAGGCCGGCGGCATGTCGCTGATCTTCTGCAAGGCCACCGACGGCACCGGCTACAAGGACCCCACCTTTGACGCGTGCCGCGCGGGCGCGGAGGGCGCCGGCCTGGTGTTCGGCGGCTACCACTTCGCCGAGTGGGGCGACCCCCTCACGGAGGCCGACTGGTTCCTCAGCCAGGCCACCCCCCGCGCGGGGGAGCTGGTCGCCCTCGACGCGGAGGCCACGCTCCCGGCCGGGGTCGACCCGGTCGCCTGGTCGGTGGCCTGGTCGCAGCGCGTGCACGGGAAGACGGGTGCGTGGCCGCTCATCTACATGAACCAGTCCTGGCTGGCCGCGCACAACTGGGGGCCCGTCGTCGCCCTCGGGGACGGGCTGTGGCTCGCCAAGTACGACGGCGCCCCCACCGGCGGCCCCGTCGGCAACTGGCCGGTGATGGCCCTGAAGCAGTTCAGCAGCACCGCCACCGTGCCCGGCGAGACCGGGCCGGTCGACGAGGACGCCTTCCAGGGCGATCTGGCCGCACTGCAGAAGTACACGGTCCCCGCACCTTCGAGCGATTGGTTTGCCATGGCCACCCAGGACGACCTGCGCACCGTCATCAAGGAGTTCTTCCCAGCGAACTACAGCCCCGCCTGGCTGGAGGACATCCTGCGCCGGACGCAGTCGATGCACCTCTACGGCTTCCGCGCCTTCGACCCCGCCAAGACCTCACCCCCGCCGTGGACGGCGGGCGGTGACCTGTCGTGGCTCGACACCCGGCAGGCCGAGCTGGCCACCGCGGTGACCGCCGGAGCTCACCAGCCGGTCACCATCGACCAGGCCGCCGCGGACCTGATCGCCGCCTCCCTCGTCGCGAACCCCAAGTTCCAGCAGGTCGTGGCCAGCGCCGCCGCGGCCGTCGTCGCCCAGATGGACGCGGACCTGGCGAACCGCTTCGGCCCGAAGTGACCGGCGCCGCGCCGTCGCGGGGGTTCGCGGCGTGGCTGATGCGGCACCTGCCGCGGACGATCGCCGTCCACTCCGAGCGGGTGATCATCAACGGCGCGGTGGCGCTGATCGGGTTGGCCGTCCTCGTCGGCAACCACGACGGGGCCCTGAACCGGCTGTGGCCGTTCCCCCTGTACGAGTGGGCCGTGACCATGCTCGTCGGCGGCGTCGCGGTGCTGATCGGCATGTTCCGGGACAAGCGGTCCATCGAGCGGCTGGGGTTGATCCTCGTCGCCGTCGGCTCCCTCTTCTACGCGGGGCTGCTGCTGTACGCGTTCGGGTCCAGCGCGATCTTCACCGCGATCATCTTCGTGGCCATCGCCGCGGCGAAGACCATCCGCCTCGTCGTCGGGTCCGCCATCCGCAGCAACAACATCCAGCTCGGTGAGCAGATGAAGGAGACCCCGCCACCGCCTCCCGGTGCGCTCCGGTGAGCAGCGTGGCGGTCACCTGGGTGGCCCCCGGGCTGGTGCTGGCCGGCGCGGTGCTGGGCCTGATCCGGTGGTACGTGCGGGACCGGCGCAAGTCGGAGGCCGAGGCCGAACTGATCGAGCACACCCTCGACTCGGACGCGGACCTCCACGACACGGGGGCCCGCGACGCGCGGCTGGTGTACGTGCAGCGGCAGGTCGACATGGAACGCGCCTTCCACGTGCAGCAGATCGCCGACCGGGACGCGGAGATCCTCCGGCAGCGCACCGAGCTCGCGCACCGCGACCAGCAGATCACCTCCCTACTCAGGCAGGTACGCGAGTTGGAGCGGCAGCTCGGGGAGATGACCCGGCAGCTGACCTCCGTCCGCTCCCAGCTGGTTCAGCTGGCCGTGCACGACAACCCCACCACGAATGGAGACCGTCCCTGATGTTCACCCTCGCGTTCTGGAAGGACGCCGGGGAGCGCGCCGCGAAGACCTTCGCCCAGGCCCTCCTCGGCGTGCTGGCCGCGACCGCCACCCTCGCCACCGTCAACTGGTCGGCGGCCCTCGCCTCGGCCGGCACCGCGACCGTGCTGTCGCTGCTCACCTCCGTCGTCTCGCTACCCGTCGGCGGCAACGGGACGGCCTCCCTACTCCGGGCCGTCCGGTCCGGCCGCCACGAAGCCAGCAACCCCCCGACCCCGGAGGTCAACAGCAATGTCCACTGACAAGAGCGGCATCCACGGCGAGGTCACCTGGGAGATCCACGGCCCCGACGGTGCGCTGAAGAAGACCGGCAAGGCCTACAACATGATCACCGACACCGGGGACGCCATGTACGGGTCGAACGGCGCCGGTGGCGGCACCATCACCCCCACCGCGAAGCCGACCGGCATGAAGCTGGGCACCGGCGGGACGGCGGTCGCGAAGAACGGCGCCGGCTCCGCGCTGACCACCTACCTGTCGAACAGCCACCAGGCGTTCGACTCCGGCTTCCCGTCCGGTGCGGACGCGGCCGGCGCCGGCTACACCGTCACCTACAAGGTCACGTACGCCGCCGGGAAGGCCACCTCCGCGTCGGCGATCACCGAGGCCGTCATCGTCACCGACACCCTCGCCGACGCCACCTCCACCGCCGCGAACACGGCCAGCCGGGTGCTGCTCACCGGCATCGGCAGCAAGGGTGCCTCCGACACCCTGACCGTCACCTGGACCCACAAGCTGCTCGGCTCCTGACCTTCCCTGCACATCCCAGCTCCACCCCGCGGTCGACCGGCCGGCGGGGTTTTTTCATGCCCCCAGAGAGGACCCCACCATGGCCGTCACCGCGCACGTCTACCCCCAGTTCGACCAGAAGGCCCTGAGCAAGGCGGTCAACGCCGCCACCGACAGCCTGAAGGTGATGCTGCTGTCGGCGTACACCTTCGCCAACACGCACGCCACGATCGCCGACGTGCTCGGCGCGGGCACGGAGGCGTCGGGCACCGGCTACACCGCCGGGGGGCAGGCGCTCACCGGCGTCGCCTGCACCACCAGCGGGCTGGTCACCACCCTCACCGCCGCCAACCCGGCCTGGGCGAGCTCCACGATCACCGCCTCCTACGCCGTGTTCTACGACGCGCAGGGCGGCACCAACGCCACCAACTACCCCTTCTGCTACTGGGACTTCGGCGGCGCCCAGTCGTCCAGCGCGGGCACGTTCACGCTCACCGTCAACGGGTCGGGGCTGGTCACCTGGACCGCGTCCTGACCTGACGGGAGGGCGGCACCCCCGTCGCCCTCCCCCGCGCCCCAGCTCGGCTCGCAGAGGAGGTCCACGGTGGTCGTCGCAGTCGATGCCTCCTCGCCGACGGTGGTCAGCGGCAACCCCGCCGGGACGCTGACCACCGCGTCGTTCACACCGCCGGCCGGGTCGATGCTGATCGCCCGGACCAACGCCGACAACGGCAGCGGCAGCGTCACCTCCACGATCACCGACAGCCTCGGGGGCACGTGGACCCTCGCGGCCCGATCCAACAGCAACGGCGGCGGCTGCGACATCTACACCCGGGTCGTGGGCAGCAGCGCCGCCATGACCGTGTCGGCCACCTTCGCGAACGCCTGGAACCACGCCAACGCGGGGCAGCTGGCGGTGCACGTGCTCACCGGCGCGGACACCACCACCCCGGTCGGCAGCAAGGCCACCGGCACCACGAACACTGTGACGATCACGCCGCAGACCGTCGGCGCGTTGATCTTCGGCAACATCATCACGGTCCAGTCCGGCACCGCCTACATCGCCGGGGCGAACACCACCTCGTCCAACAGCTTCAACGACCCCAGCGGCGGCTTCGCCTACATGGCGTGGCGGTCCACGAACACGACGACCACGCTGACGGCCACCACCTACGGGTCGTCGGTGTCCCAGGCGTCCCAGAACATCGCCGCGGTGGAGATCCGCGCCGGCAGCAGCAGCAGCGGCGCCACCGTCGCCGGGCCGGCCGCCACCGTCGCCGTCGCCGCACCCAATGGGATCTTCCCGAACAACACCGTCGCCGGCCCAGCCGCCGCTGCCACGGTCGCCGCCCCGGCCGGTTCGGTGTCGGTGGGCCCGACCACGCCGTGGGTGAACTACACCACCATCATCCAGCCCCTCAGCACCAGCGGCGCCACCTGGACTTTCACCCCGGCCACCGCCGGGAACCTGCTGGTCGCCGTTTGCACCGCAGAAGCCACGTTCGCCACCCCCGCCGGCTGGACGCTGCTCACGTCGGCGCTGAGTGGGCAGGGTGACTACGTCTTCTACAAGACGGCCACGGCCGGCGAGTCCAGCTTCACCAGCACAAGCAACGCCGGGGCCACCTTCGAGGGTGTGGTCCAGGTCTTCGAGTTCGCGGCCGGGTCCACGATGGGCGCCGCGTTCGCCACCACCGGCAGCGCCCAGAACGCCCCCAACGCGGCGAACCCGTCGATCACCCCCACCGCCGGGCAGCTTGCCATCGCGGTCGCCACCTACTCCGGCAACAACAGCACCGCCGGGTCGTGGACGAGTCTGGCCGGGGGCACCGCCCTGGTGGCCGACCACCACCCCAACTGGGGCACCTACACCGGCGGCGGCGCGGAGATGGGCACCGCCTACCTGGCGAACGCCCCGGCCAGTGCATGGGCACCGACGTGGACCGTCACGCCGGACCCCCAGTCCTTCAAGCAGGGCATCAGCTTCACCGTCAACGTCAGCAGCAGCACCAGCGCCACCGTCGCCGGCCCGGCCGCCGCCGTCGCCGCCGCCGCACCCAACGGGGTCTTCCCCAGCAACAACGTCCCCGGCCCAGCCGCGACCGCGACCGTCGCCGCCCTGGCCGGCTCGGTGTCGACCGGCCCGACCACGCCCTACCTGCGGGCCACCACGGCCACCGGCACCAGCGCGACCACCGCCGTCACCTACAACTTCGCCGCCTCCACCTCCGGGAACCTCCTGGTCGCGGTCGCCCAGGGTGCTGTCACCTTCACCACCCCCACCGGCTGGACGCTGCTGGACTCCTGCGTGGCGTCGCACGGCCTGTACGTGTTCACCAAGACCTCGACCGGGGACTCCAGCCTGTCCAGCACCAACAACGGGACCGGGTATCCCACCATCGTCCGGGTCTACGAGTTCCCGTCCGGGTCCACGATGGGGGCGGCGCACGCCAACTCCGGGGCCTCGAACATCACCTACAACGCGGCGAACCCGTCGATCACCCCCACCGCCGGGCAACTGGCCGTCGCCGTCATCGAGTACGACAACGACGGCGGCACTAGCGCGACGTCCACCACCTGGTCCGGGGTCACGGGGCTGGTCAAGGACGTCGACGCGACCGTCCCCTTCGGCGCCGTGCAGGGCTACGAGTTCTCCATCGCCTACCTGGCGAACGCACCGGCCGCCGCGTTCGCGCCGGTCGGCACCCCCAGTCCGGGCACCAGCAACAACAAGCAGGCCCTGAGCTTCACCGTCAACACGGTCGGCGGCGGCGGCGGTGGCACGGTCACCGTCACCTGCGGCCGGGACCGCGCCGTGGTCGACGGCGGCACCGTCACCCTCGACGTCACCGCGTCCAGCACCGGCGGATCCATCACCGGGCACTCGTGGGCGGTCACCACCGGCGCGGGCACCCTCACCAACGCGACCACGGCCACCCCCACCTACCACCCGCCAGCGTCCGGGGTGGGTACCGCCGTCATCACCGACACCGCGACGGACAGCGCGAGCAACACCGGCACCGGGTCGATGACCGTCGGCTACGGGCCGAACATCGTCGCCGCCGAGAACCAGCTGGCCGGCACCCCCGCCGCCACCTGGGACCTGGCCGCCCCCAACCGGGGCGGGATCACCACCCTGCAGGGCTTCTGCGACGGCTACACCTACGACCGCACCCAGACCGTCAACTTCAAGATCGCCCAGTCGGACACGGCGGGCTGGTCGGCGGACGTGTACCGGCTCGGCTACTACGGCGGCAACGGTGCCCGGCTCGTCGCCTCCGGGCTGACCCCCACCTCGGGGCAGCTGACGGCCAGCCAGGCGCAGCCGGCGCCCACCGACGTCGACCCGAACAGCACGCTGCTGTCCGCGGACTGCGCCAACTGGTCGACGACGCTCACCTGGACGCCGCCAGCGTGGGCCCCGAGCGGCGTGTACATCCTGCGGCTGAAGGAGACCGGCGGCGGCGCCAGCCACGTCTGGTTCATCCTCCGCGACGACGCGCGCACCGCCGACATGATGCTGATGACCGCGGACATGACGTGGACCGCCTACAACGCCTTCGGTGGGATGGGCGGCAGCCTCTACTCCGGCAACAGCGTCTACTACGGCACCTCCGTCAACCAGGCCAACACCGACCGGGCGAAGATCGTCACCTACGACCGGCCGTGGGTGAACCGGGGCGCCGCCGACACCGGCTACGGCGCGGTGCAGTACTCCAACCTGTTCGCCGCCGAATACCCGATGATCAAGTTCCTGGAGCGGAACGGGTACGACGTCAAGTACTACGGCGGCATCGACGCCGCGGCCGACCCGACCGGCTCGAAGCTGACCGGCAAGGTCACCACCGCGATGTTCGTCGGCCACAACGAGTACTGGTCGTCGGGCATGCGGGCCGGCTACGAGGCGGCCAAGCAGGCCGGGGTCAACCTGTTCTCCTGCGCCAGCAACGAGGTCTTCTGGCGGACCATCACCCAGGGCCCGCAGGACGCTCAGGGTCGCTACCACGACGTGCAGTGCTGGAAGTCCACCATCGACGGGCTCGGGGCCAGCAACCCCGAGTGGACCGGCACCTGGCGCGACACCACCGGCAACGGCAAGGGCGGCGGCAACCCTGAGCTGTCCCTGACCGGCACCATCTTCTGCACCAACGGCCCCGACCAGCACCCGCTCGTGGTGCCCGCCACCGGCGGCTACAACACCCAGCCGATCTGGCGGAACACCTCGGCCGCGACCACCGCCTACACCAGCCCGGCGGCGATTGTCGGCTTCGAGTGGGACACCTACGGCCCGGCCGGCGACGACAACGCCGGCGCCAAGCCCTACATGGGCACCGTCGACCCCCTGGCCCGCCGCTGCTCCAGCGCCACCTACTCCACCGGCAACCAGCTGCAGAACGCGGGCGCCGTCTACGGCTCCGGCAACAACACCCACAGCTGCGTGGTCACCCCCAACCGGAACGCTCAGGGCGCCCTCAATGGGGCGATCACCTTCGGCACCGGCACCTGCCAGTGGGCGTGGGGTGTGGACAACGCCAACACGGCCACCGTCGGCGGCGACAACACCGACGTCGTCATCCAGCAGGCGACGGTCAACATGCTGGCCGACATGAGCGTCCAGCCGGCCACGCTCATGTCCGGGCTGACCACCCCGGTGAAGGTCGTCTGGTACACCGTCGTCACCGGCGCCACAGCGACCGTCGCCGCCGCCGCCCCGCCCGGCACGGTCAGCATCGGCGCCGGTGCCACCGTCACCGGCCCGGCCGCCGGGGTCGCCGCCGCCGCACCGACCGGCAGCGTCACCGCCACAAGCTCGGCCACCGTCGCCGGGGTGCTGGCCGCGGTT